CCAGAACTACCAATCTGAGCAGAGTTGTTACCGTTATCATTTAAGTCCGTCTCTTTTTTTAGCTTTGCTGGTGAAGTGACATCTTTTATCCATTCGACTCCAAGGTTAATAATGTCTGCTAATTTCAGCTCAGCCTTTACCTTAATCTTTGAGGAGCAAACTTTTGTAGAATTTTCTCCCTTATCAATCTCGCCAGACTGCTCTACCTTTGCAAAACGAGAATCGAGCATATCGTAATGGTCAAACACTTCTAACGGAGACTCGCAAGCGTGAAATCCTCTCTCACAGCACTTAATATCTCCGTCCATTTCGTACTCTTTACCGACCTCGTACTGAAATCTTCTGCACTTTAAGGATTTATCAAAGCCTTTATAGGCAATAATTTTCTTTTCCATATTGATTTTTTTAGTTATCTTTATAATTCTTCTCGAAATGAGGACACCTCCCAGTTTCCTCTCGATACTCAACAGGCACCCACCAAAGCGGAGCGTCTGGAGGGTCAGGCAAGTGTCTCTTGCAATGGTTACGGAGTTTACAAGCTACACCAAAACAATAGGCGTAATCATTTTTAATTTCGTTGTTCATAAGTTTTTAGTTTCTAAATGATTTTTCGTTTCCAAAATTTATAATATGTGCCATCTCTCTTAATCTATCTGCAAAGCGTTCATCATAATAACCTGAGATTTCGTTAGCTGAGAGGTTTGATGTTGAGATAGTGCAGAACTGTTCTTGATATCGATACATCATGATATCTGTAACAGCAGTGATGATATCTCCGTAGTTCATACTCTCACGTGGTTCTGCCCCAAGGTCATCAATACATAGGACTTCTACATTTCGTAAGAACTTGTATTCTCCCACAGCTTGGCTATTTTCCTTTGTCGGGTTATTATATGCCTTTGCAAGTAGCACTAACTCTTTTGCTGTGACTATTCTAAAGCCTGCGTAAGGTAGTTCGTGCATTTTATTTTCAGGTGTATATGTACTATCAGAGTGAACATAAGCATATAAGGCTTTAAGTGCATACACCATAGTTGTCTTTCCATTACCTTTGTTACCAGACAAGAATAAGCCAAATTTACTATCGTTTGACACCAGCCATTGTGATATTTCCCATACATGCTGTTTGTATTCATCAGTTGCATTGAACGTTCTCATTCGTGCTGCAACCTCAGCTCTACATGAAGCATATAACATGGTATAGACTTGTTCAGCTGTGTAAGGTAACCTAAAACGTTTCGGAATACGTTTTCTTTGCATCAGCTTTGAGTATATTTCCTCTACGTCCAGCTTTGCTTTCGGATCTAACTTTATCATTGCTTACGATTCTTAACCAGTTGTTAAAGTGCTTTTTCGCATCAGAGAGGTCTTCGTGCCTCGTTTTCCCATCAGCAATACATTGTAATTTGAATTCATCAAGCTTTGCTCTTATTTCTTCTGCTGTCATGTGATGTAATGCTTGTAGATTATCAATCCAAACCTCAGCAGACTTTAATTCGTTTATCTCATCATCCAGGGTGAGTGCTTCTAATGCAGGCTCCTTATTAATGATGTTTACTTTGCTTATATGAGTTATTGCTTCTTCGGCATCTTTCTCAAGGCAACTAAACTCATTGACACTGGCACCACGCTTACAAGTTCTATTAATATTCACATACCTCTCCTGAATTCCTTTGGAGGTAAGAATACTATTGGTATCAAAAAGACTTTTATTGAATAGTCCAACTGTCAGACAGCAATTAATAACCTCTTGTATATACTGTTCATCGTAATTAGACAACTCTGAGATAACAAATGGCAGCTCTTCATCCCACTTTGTGTAATACCCATCACGGTAGATGATGCAGAGTAGGAGGGTATACACCGTTATAGCTTTACCACCTTGATAGCGTATTAGCTTCCTTATCTTGATGTCTTGAAAGAAATCAATATCGAAAGGGAAATATTCAAGACCTTGTTTTATAGCACGACCCATAATTATAAATAATACTTTAAGTAGTTATCGACTTCATTAATAAAGTCGTCAAGAGAGTGACAAACTACGTATTTATATTCTCCTTTATCCGTTACGATTCGTTCCCATTCTTTTTGTGAAGTACTTTGTCTTCCAGAAGCAGTCTTCATTTCAATAAGTAATGCACCGTAGAAACGATTAGGAACAAGGAGTATTAAATCAGCAACTCCAGCGACAACGCCTTCTTCTTTTAGCTTAGCAGCGGTACGTGCATCACGCTTGCCACCATTTGGTACTGCAAACAGCCTACCTTTTAAGCTTTGATGTTTGAGGTTGAACCACCGCACACAAGAACATTGTATGCGGTGTTCCTCATCAGAAGGACGCTTACGCTTTGTAGCTACTTGCGCAGCTACTAATTCTTCAAGCGTCATAGAACTATTGGTTTTTATGCTCAAAAACATCAATGAAATTCGTCTCTGAAATAGAGATAACATCATAATCAATCAATGTCTTTTCCATGACTTCCTTAACATAAGCACGTGCTTTGTCAAGACTTGCAGCCTGAACAAGATAAGTTACAGGGGTACGTTTTTCCTTATCAGTCTTTTCATCTAATGTGATGAAAGCAAGTTTTGCCTTAAACCACTTATCGTCAGTATCGATATCACTGAAGAAAGTCTCACTATAGGCAGCAAGCTTAATAGCCTTTACCCCAAACTCACCACTTACGTAGTGTGACATTTCTTCCGTAATACGCTTCTCAGCTTCAGAGAAACTTAAAGCCTCTACCACGTACTGTTCTGTGACCTTTTTGTCCCGACCATCTTCCATGGTCTTGTCATATCTGACTCTTGTTTCAAACCAAGTGCTTGTTCTATTTCTCATATCTTAGTTTTTTGTCTTAAAACTATTGATTCATTTGTTTCTTAAGTTTCATGCTGAGCTTAAGTCTTGCAGTGGCACAAGCTGGAATAGGAACCTGCTTACCATGTAGGTAAGATATCCTTTCCTTTGTTTTAACAAGCTTAATGGTTGCAAAACCACGAAGTGAAACACTCTCACCCTTAATGAGTGACTTCTGAATAGACTTGAAAATTGCATCATAAGCTTTTATAGCTTGTGAGCGTGTAAGGTTAGTTGTAGAAACAACCTCTGAAATGATTTCGTTCTTTGTCATTGTTTTAATATTTTATTTAAAAATGGGTTTATACATTGTAACAGGGATTAAGAAACATATCCGTAAGTTGGTCGAAATACATCTTATCCGTTGGAATATCATCTGTGGATGCCATTATCTGATTAGCTACAGACCGTTTATTCTGTATGATGTTATAGAGAGTATGGTCAATAGTTCCACGACCAATGAGATAATAGCATGTAACATTGTCTTTCTGTCCGATACGATGCGCACGGTCTTCACATTGACAACAGTCAGAATAGGTCCAGGGAAACTCACAAAATGCCACGTTAGATGAGGCTGTAAGCGTAAGACCGACACCTGCAGCTTTGATAGAACAGATTATTAGCTGTGCTTGTCCTGATTGGAAGGCATCAACGGCAGCCTGTTTCATCATCATGCTATCACGACCTGTAACTGTAACCGCCTTTGGAAATGCCTTTTTCAATTCATCTACAATCTCATGCAGAGAGCAGAACAGAATAAGAGGCTTTCCATTTGCAAGAAACGTGCGGCAGAAATCGATAGCTTGTTTTACCTTGCCTTTGGCTGCTATCGAACGTAGCGCCATAAATTTAACAAGAGCTTCCATTCGCATTTTGCGAGCTACCTCATAATCAGTACACTCCTTGTATTCACGTAGATAAGTAGCAAGGTCCTCTGCTGCACAAGCATACTCCTCACTATTTGATATATCCACATAGAGGTCGGTACGTGTCTTGTCTGGTAACTGTGTGAGCACCTTTGCCTTTTCTCTACGTATCATACAGCGAGAATACAGTTCAGAAGAAAGCTTGTCGAGGTTTTTTACCTCGTCTGGCTCCTGGCTTCTGTTCTCTCTGTTTAAGTCTCCACCGCCATACTCTTGCAAGAAATGTGTGCGTCCTCCGAACTCTGGTAACCTGCCCATGATAGACAATTGTGCGATGAGATCAGCTGGACGATTGACAACAGGAGTACCAGATAGCAAGATGCGATAAGGCTTACCCTCTGCTATGCCTCGTGTGAAGATAGTCTGTTGTGCTGATGGGTCTTTAACCCTGTGGCTTTCGTCAATGATGATAGAGCGAAAGATTTTTATTGCAGGGTTGAATACAACATCTTTCAGTCGGAATGAGCCTTTTTGTTTGATATCCCAGACAAAGTATTTGCGCAGACTCTCGTAGTTACAAATGGCTACATGGTGCATTCTCATCTTAAGGAGATATGGCCACGTTGTCTGTACAGCATTTTCAAGTACAAGTGCTTTCTTGTTAGTGAACTTCTCGAACTCACGCTGCCAGTTAATCTTAAGTGATGATGGACAGACAACAAGGCATGGATAAGCATTTGCTGTATCAACAATGCCGATGCTTTGTAAAGTCTTACCTAATCCAGGCTCATCCCCGATTAAGAGACGTTTCATTTCCATTCCAGCTAAGATACCCTCACGCTGGTATGGATAAGGTTCTATTTTGAGATTATGTTTCAGTTCTTTCATAATGAATAACACCAGTATTTGTATGCTAAATCCTCATACTTTTCTCTTCCACGGCTGTAGACATCGTCGCCACGTTTTATAAACTTCTTAAAAACTCTGTTGTTCTGCTTTGATATTGCGTATATGAAATCATTATCACTGTGTGCGATGTCCATGTACCAAGCACGGCTACGGTCCCAATCGAAGAAGTCTATTGCATCATTGAACTCCGCATCCGTTGAGGCTGCTGTTGTTTTTAGGTCTCCTCCGAAGTGAGCTGCCTGTAACCACCAATCCCACTTGCAACGAGTGTCAAGAGTGAAACAGAAGCCGCCGTTGTCAAATTCCTGCGCCTTGTTCACCATGAAGCGTTGCGTGTCCGCTATCTCTAAGACCTTTGCGAGAAATGGGTCATGCCGTGCTTCTGCACGTAAGGCACGTTGCATTTCACGTGCATGTAGCCATATTTCTTCATCTACAGGCTCACCATCTACCAGTTTATTGATGAAATCAACTCTTGTGGGTTCTGTAATTAAGGCATCTACTATGCTACCGAAGTAGAAAGCTGCCTCACGGTCGCCATATTGAGGTCGTGGGTAGAGTTGTTCTTTAAGTGCAGTGAGGTCAGAGTTGGAGACCTCACTGCGGTTATAGTATTCATCTGGATTATGAGTTGTCATGGTTATTTTGCTTTTACTTCATCCTCATACCTAACATGCGGTGAATTTATGAATTCTGCATTAACCTTATCGTTTGCATATTTCTCAACAGCTGTAATCTGTTTCTTGAACATCTTCGTCAAGTCCTCTACACTCATATACATACCGTCCTTACTCCACCAGAATGAAACGATATTGATGATACCCTCTGCATCAAGAGCAACTATCTTTTTCTTTACAGAGGTCTTAGGAGTATAAGCAGGGGTAGAGACGGAGGCAGAATCGAAAAGATTACCTACTTCCTGTGCTTGCGACTGAATTTCCTTTGCAGCCTTGGCTTCCTCTTCCTTACGCTTACGCTCTGCTTCAAGTCGTGCAGCCTCAGCAGCTTCTTTTGCCGCAAGTTCCTGTTTCATGCGTTCTTGTTCCTCTGCATTGGCTTTTGCCATGCGTTCGAGTTCGGCATGCTTAGAATTTAGTGCATCTACGATAGTATCTTTATAGTCACCAATCTCTGTAGTGTATTGTTCGTTGAACTGTGCAAGCAAGCGTGATTGAACACTTGCACGAATTTTAGCAGCCTCATCTGTTGATAATATCTGTGGAATAAGAACAGAGAGTGTAAGATGGTTGAACAAATCAGCAGGCATTGCTGTAGGATAGTCAACAATCTTCACGGACTGTGTATCGAAGTTCTCAAGTGTAAGTGATGTGTTGAGTGTAGTTAGTTCATTGATACGTTGTGTGATGTACCTACTAAACAACTGTCTGAAATCATCTTCTACATCTGTTTCATATTTTGTGAGTGCCTGCTGCTTTTGCAGCTTCATCGCCTCTTCACGTCTGCGCTTATCTTCCTCCTCACGTTTCTTTGCTGCAAACTGATTACGAAAAGCCTGTATCTGATTAGGTACGTTTCCTGCCTTGGTTGGGTCGATAGAGTTTTCCATACCTGTAAACTCGGTACGTATCTGGTCAAACATCTTCGTGATTGGTGAACGCTGCTCATTCATGAGCTTAACCGTCTTGCGTGATTTCTCAAGATAGGCTGCACAACGCTGGTCGAGTTCATCACTCATACCTTTCTCCTTTATTTCGGATAGCAGTTGAGCACCAGCATTAGTGCAACGCACTGAACGCTGTTGGTTTTCATTGTAAATCTTTGGTGCATTTTGTGCTATCATCTGCACATTCTCTGGGCGCACGATACTTAATTCTGTACTCATAGTTACTTATATTTTGCGATTAGAAAACATCATCATTAGCAGTACCTTCTGCGCTTGCTGTCTCAGTAGGATTTACGACAACACCATCAGAAGTATCCGCAGCTGGTCCGAAATTCTCTTCGGTCTGGATAACCTCGCCTGTAGTGGTGTCCACAACCTCACCAACTCCGTAGATGTCATCTTTAATTTCTACATCCTCGGTTTGCTGAGACTCCAATTGAGTACCACGACCGATACGAGCCTTTGGATAAGTCTTGAAAGCGTGCTTGATGAGTTTCGCAACAAGGAAGCCTTTATCAATCTGTCCACCATCAGCAACATATAAGTCATTGGGCTTACCGTTCACAAACGAATGGGTGTTGTCATCCCATTTGCGATTTTGCCTTTCACTGTAGGTTTGCAGCCGTTTCCAGTCTTCTGGGAGCAAAACGGCATAATCAGTAGAACCGTCATTTCGTGTAATCTTCATGAATGCAGCTACAATCTCGTTGGAGGCGTGGGGAAGACGGCAGGTGTAGTTCACAAACTTGTTACCATTCTGTTCTCCGAATTCGAATCCATCTTCCTTATACACTATGACGGGATTGTCAGCGTGGCGTATCTGACCGCAGCGAGCACGGAGAACGAGTTCTCCATAGCCTGACACCGTAAGCACGCATTGTGTAACGTACAACTTTTTCCCGTCTTGCCCTTTACCGATATTTACGGATCGTGATTGTAGGTATGCTTGTGCTCGTACTCCAGGCTCAACACTTAAGCCTGATATAGCAACATCAAGGAATGACGTGAATATTGAGAATTTACTACACTTGGTACGTAGGTCTTCCTTTTCGCAAATTATGCTGTTGAAAAATCTGCTCTCTCTCTCGTAAGCAGCATCACCACTGACACCTGTTGTGTTAGCCCACATTGTGTCATAGATTTGTACGAATTTCTCTCGTACTCTTTCGTCTGTAATAATCTCTGTACTTTTTAGAGCATTAATTTCTTCGACTGTAAGATTGATTTTACTCATAATTTTGTTGTTAGAATTGAATATATTATTTGTTCTATAAATAGTCCTGTTCTGTTCGTTGGAGTTCTCTCAATCTACGTGTAGAGTACTCCCTTTTCCCAGGGCGCACACATGGATGAATCAAACCATTTTTACGCCACCTATCAACATTACCACGTCCGAATGTCTTATAAGCCTGCCGTTGGCTTATCATCTCAGGCTCGTTTTTATCATTCTGCAGAAATGATGTTATACGAGCTGCAAGGTCATTCATAAATGTATCGTAGGTAACGACCTTGTCAGAGAATACTATTTGCATCATAGTTTATCTTTTAAGTGTTGTTTACTTCGTTTACGTTTGTCTTATCTGCTGATGCCCGCCTACGCCCAGCTATTAACCAAACTATAGGTAGCAAAACTCTTGATTTCCACAATCCATACACCCAGTTGTTAACCAAATGCACAGCGCAGAAAGAGCGCATGACGCACGTCACGACGTAATAACTTTCTTAATCTTCCTCAATAAGCTCCCTAATGCCATTGAGTTTTTCATTTTTATTCCAATGTTTAAATAATTGGAAAGAAATGTAACCAAGGACTGCGCCTATCAACTTACTAACAAAGAATATTGTAATATCCTCGCTGTCAGAAAATAGCAAGAAGATAGTAACCATTGCTAATAGGAATAGCACGTGAAAACGCCAGTTTAGGTAGATTGCTTTGTTCATAATTTCTTGTTTATACAGATTGGTGATTGCATATATTCAACATATTTCTTGAACATATTGCAGTAGCGTCCATTGATGCCATTATGTGCATTGGAACAAGATTTACAAGAGTTTGGCATGATACTATTCTGCTCGTTCAACATAGATAAGCCGTTCGCCAACTTCCATGCGAGTACTTCGCTTGCCACCGAACAAAGCGTTAGCCTTGCTTGCTTGAGCTCGCACGGTGTCCATCCATTCAATAGGGAAACTGACGGCTTCGCCAACTTTCAATGCTTTGATGCGAGACATCACATTTTTGCGCTTTGATTGTACTTTTTCAGTCATTTTCTTTGCTTTGTAATTATTAATGTTTAACTTTATGATGCAAAGATAATCAAATAAGATTATATTAATCAATAATGATTAATTATATAACATTTATTAACTTTTTAATGATTAGCAAAATCAAAACAGATTATGAAAATAAATAAGGTTAATATTGGGCTGACAATTGAGCGGCGTCTAAATGAACTCAATATGTCCAAGGCTGAATTTGGAAGACTCATAGGTATTCCACAGCAAAACGTGAATCGAATTCTTACACGAGTAAGTATTGATACAGATAAATTAATTGAGGTAAGTGAAGCTTTGCAGTATAATTTCTTTAAAGAATATTTTGATGATTCTGCTATTATCTCAGCAGACCGTGGAAGCATTGCAGCTGGTGGGAGTATCACTGGCACTACTACTACGATAGGAGAGGTTGCAAAGTCTACTATAACTAACAATTTTGGAGAAAGCTGCAGCGATGGCAAGCCGTCACCAATAGTACAGACATTGACAGAAAGTGTTGCCACTTTGACAAGAGAATTAGAAACAAGTCAGGAGCAAAAGAGCAGGCTGATAGGAATTATAGAAAAGTTAACCAATGCATAATTTAAAATCAGTTATAGGTTTGGTGCTTCATAACGTGTTCATGTACACATGTTGCCTTATACTGTCTGCAATCTTTTCAGGTGTACATTGGTTGATTTATGGTAATGTTACATTGATACACTTCTTTGGAGGTGCTTTTGGAATTTATCTGTTTTGGTTAATATTGACTATTCGTAGAACAAAAAGATTTTTTAGAGAATGGAAAGAGACAAGGAACTTGAAAAACTGAAACTTCTGATGCATGCCATTGGTTCTATGGATAATGCAGAACCTTTGGAATGGGAACAGGAACTACGAGTGGGGACGTGTCTATGTGTTGGATACTTGTAATGGTTCTGTCGTCAAACAGCTTTTCCCATCAGACCATTCAGACACCGTAACTTGCAAATCAATCAATTCGAAATACGTTCCTTTTGAAGTCAGACTGAAGGACGTATATGGCGTCTATCGTGTGTTGATGTGTATATCGTTGAAGTAATCAAGGTGACTTGAGGTAAACCAAGATCAAAAGTATAAACTAATAAACTTACAGACAAATGAAAAAAATAATTTATTACTTTACCTGTATTCTTTCATGGTTAGTTATTGTATTTATATTTGCTGCTATCCGAACCTTGATAGTAGGGGGAGAGAGTAGTTTTGGTTTTTGGTATGACTTAGGAAAAGCCGTTGTTAATATTCCTTTGTGGATAATAACATTGGGAATAGTTTTATACTCAAGACCCTATTTATACCTGCTTGTATTTGAGAAGAAAAGGGCGTATAATCAGACTACAGCTGCGATATGCTTTGGGATAGGATTAGTATTATTGGTACTATCAGCTGTCATTAATTTGCTTATATAGGCCTTTAAACATTTTCTTATGATAAAGGTATCATCTTTTGCATTTGAAGCCGTCAGAACGAAAATAAACAGCCAAATAAGCGATTTTATATTATCAGTTCCATTGCACAATAATCAAACTAAACAAGATGAATAAAACATTAAAAAACAATAGAAAACATGGTTTACTTACACAAGCCGTCTAACTGCTTTATTTTAAGCAATATTTTTCTGCGGCACAAGCAGCAGTGGAAGAAATGAAGTAATTTCTTAGAGATATGTTTTTTAGGCGGTATACCATGTTTTTACGTAGGTATACCGCCTATTTTTTATGTTTTATAAATGAATATCCAAAAGAGGATGGCCTTTACCTTTTCTCTTACTTCTAATTTACTAAGTTCTNCGTGTTTACGTAGGTGTTCCGCCTATTTTTATATTTTATAAATGTATATCCAAAAGAGGTAGAGCCTTTACCTTTCGCTCTCACTTCTAATTTACTAAGTTCATTACAACAATCTTACTTTATACCAATATGCAATTTATTAAATCAGCGTTTATAGCACTTGCGTTGTTCTCTACGATAGGAGGAACGACTGCTTCTACAAAGAGAAATACGGATATTCAGTCTGGAACGGTTTACATTTGTACGGGTCCAAAGGCAAGAAAGTATCATTCAAGTCAAAATTGCCGTGGTCTTAATAGATGCTCTGGCAGTATAAAAAGCCTTTCTGTGAGTGCAGCAAAGTCAAAAGGTTTTACTCCTTGCAGGATTTGTTATAGATAGTTTGTCTATAAACTATGTCTTAAAACATAGCAAGAAGTATGTAATATGCAGTCTTGAACTTTTATAGTTAAGTGTAAAGTAACGCTTTTTATATTCGTTCTCTACTATTTACGGCTTCTTTTTACTATGAGTAGAAGGACCTTAGTGCTATACACTATGTTTAATTTATGAATAGAATTATTTTTACGCGAGAAGAAATATTAATCTTGCTAACGTAAGAGTTGGGTACGCCTAATGATTCTGTTTATATGTTGTTCTTGGAGAAATGAAAAGTTGTTTGCTCTTTTAAAAATGTAACGATATAACTATAGTATTTTTAATTTCATTTTGCTGTCAC